GCGATTGGCTTCGGTGGTGCCGTTTATGCCGAGATTGACCACTGCTGCTGGTATCTGGTTAATCAGGTACTCTGAAGTCATATAAGCATCACGCGCATTTGGTAGTGTTTGTGCATAGCCTTTCTCAAGGCCACCATCACCATAACTAGTAGGCGCGGTCTTGCCGGTGTTTTTCCAGAAAGACGGGCCAAAGAATACTTGCGGTTGATTCATGTACCAGCCTTCCCATGCCTGTGGGTCAGTGATATAGCCGTTGGAATCCCACAAGCTGCGGGTAATCAGATTACAGCTGTCATCAAAACTGCAAAAGCCCAGCGCATCAATCCCGGCAATTGTGCCACTGCCGGTATAACCCCAATAGCGGCCATCAATACCACCATTCCCAATACCGAAATTATATGATCGGTCATCTGTGGTGGCGTTGGTTGCTGCCAGTGGCAAAGTGTCATCTGTATAGGTATTCCATGTTACATACACTGAACTGTTGGTGACATTCAGCGTATCCAGATAAATTTCTCGTTTGGTAGGGTCTGACAGGTCGATAACGCCGCCAATAAAATGCAACTGGCCATCAGAGAAACTTAAGCCCCGATTTCTAATCGTGACATCCAGAATTGTTTCAGCCGCTGCGTTCCTGCCAATGATGTTGATGTAGCCGTTTTCATCTGCATACATCTCAAGGTAGGCATCAGGGTCATGCCTGAATGAGAAAATGTGTTCTTTCTCGCCAGATGTCGGGTTCAGTTCGCGTATAAAAGCAGCGGTGAAGCTGAATACTTGGGTATCATTGAACGATATGCCCTCATCGTATACCGTGCCGGCCGCAATCGTATTGGACAGCACTGCTGATACTTGTATCGCGCCCACATTCAACAATTGCCCTTGTGACAAGTCATCGGTGGTGCCGCATACGCCGTCTATATTGAACTCCTGCTGTGGTCCAGCGCCAGTACCCTCCACTGCTGTTTGTCCAGCCACAATGATAAATTCAACTTCATCGTAATAAAGACTCTTACCCCAAGCCTGAATCATGCCGCCATGTAATCCTGCGGTATCGCGTTGTTTGATAATCGGGTCGCCGTTGTCGGTATAAATGTCCAGTGAGTATTCGTAAATCAGGCCGTTGGTATGGTCTGCGCCGTAGTTCAGGCCGTAAATGTTCAGCAGACTCGACATGCGGTGCCGGTCATCACCAATACCGTGCGACAACTGGAACCAGGTGCCGGATTGTTCGTGAAATACCCAAGTGCGGTTAGCTGTCGGGAAAGTGAACACCACAAAGTTCTGGTTGTCCTGAGTGAAGTGATACACGATGACATCATCAATGCGGGAATACTTGGAAAACTCGACACCAAGAGCAGGCGTACCGATGTTCAGGAAGTCCAGCCCGCTTGATCGTCTTGGAATGCGGTGTGTGTCCAGAAAATACATATACTCAGAGGTCGTAATAACGCCGTGACGCCCTGCCAAGCCATAGTGTGATACCCCGCTATCAACTCGCGCAAATGGCGGGTTGCCTACGCCTGTGTTGCGCCACATTTCAACCGAGTGTGAGCCGTAAAAGTACACAAACTGCCTGAATGGGATAATCGCGATAATGTCATCAGGGTGACTTTCTGCCTGTGCAAAATCCAGCGCATCAATAGATAATTCGGCGGATATGGAGCTGGTGACAAACTCACCAAATACGCCATTGTTCTGGTCAAATAGAAATTGCTGGTTCAGATTGGCAACGGTCGTTGGTCTGATCAGATTAGGGTCGGTGATGTCCACGAGCCCACCGGCAGCAGTGTATTTGTAAGGCGTGTCGCCAGTGGCAATAATCAACTGGTTTTGGTCATTCGCCATCACCACGCGGTCAGTGCCAGCAATCGGGCCTAAGTTAAGCCCTGCGCCTTCAGCATCAATAAAATACAAAGACGTGCCGTTGACCGCATACATTCTGTTGTTGAATTCGTGCATTCCCCGGTCGTGACCTTCAAGGGTTGCAAATATGCGCGTGCCGGCAGTGTTGTGTAGCGATACCTGGTTGCGTGCTTCCTGATTGATTTCAGGCCACATATTGCGGGTTATCTGCGCCGACAGGGGCTTTTCCCGGTTGGTGTAAGACGGCCCAATTAAAGGTATTTCAATAGTAGGCATCAGAAGCAGTTAGGTCTTGGTGTTTTGTAAGCGTTGGAGCCCTGCAATACCCGGATGTTAGGGATTGCAACGGAATTATCAGCGGCTATCCGCTTGTAACGATCATTCGGAGTGGGATAGTCATTGATGCGGTTATAGGCCACCATTGTCACCACCCACGGTACGAATTCGTCAGGCACTTCGTCCTCGAAATCCCAAATAGCCAGATTCAGCGCATCAAGCTCGGCATAGACCTCTACATAAGAAGCGTCCAGACTGGCAGACTTATCCGATGACAGTGTTATGCCTTCGCCTAATATCCCTAATCGCTTTGCTGCCTGTTCGCGTATCTTTGCTGGTGTAGCCATTATTTCTTAGCTGCTTTCTTCTTAGCTGCTTTCTTTTTGGTCGCTTTCTTTTTAGTGACTTTAGGCTTTTCTGCTTTCACTGGTTCAGACTCAATCAAAACCACTTCTTTAAAATCAGGGTTTTCAGCCGCTTTATCAGCAAACAAATCATCCAATTCAGCCGGTGTAACCTGTGATGCAGTCGTGCCGTTGTAGCACTTCAACTCTCCCGCTTCGGGGTCTGTCGGTACGAAATAACGCATTATGTATTCTCCAAAGAAAAAGCCCCGAAGGGGCTTAACCGTATAACGTGGAATGTCTTAGTCAGTCGTGTAGTAAACCACTACTGACATCTGACCTGCTGCAAATGTTGCTGCAACGGCATTTGCTTCAACCTGGATAGTGGTTTCAGCGCCAAAAGTCACCGGCCCGCCTGTCAAAAGCACGCCAGCCAAAGGCATCCACGTACTTGCAACGTCCAAATGTGCGGAGATATCGCCGGTTTTAACGCCCGCCAGTAACAGGCCATTAGGGTCTGCTGAATCAACGCCGTTACCAGCCCACCCGAGCATTAGGTCAAGTGTTTCCGTGCCAGTGTCCATATCCTCGGCATGAAAGTGGCCGCCTACAATAGTTGACCCTGCTGGTATTTTGCACATTTCAAAGATGTCGCCATCCTCTACGTTTGCGGCTACTGCGATAGTGCCCCACGCGCATTGCAATACACCTGCGCCCAGAAAGTCTGTAGCGTGTACCGTGCTGCCTGCTCTTGTCGCTGTTAATGTTTCTGCTGCCATGATGTTTAACTCCTCAGTTAAAAGAGGGTGCTATCTAAGCCACCCTCAAAGCGGTTAAGCGTCAGCTACAGCCGCGAAAAAGCCAGTTACGATACCGTGATCTTTCAGATCGTCAGTATCACCAGAACCCGTGCCATAACGCAGTTTTGCAAAGTTGCCGAATTCACGAATACACAGACCGTATTTGTCTTTGTAATCGAACTCTTCTTCAACTGTGTTCCACGTAGAAACACGCGCATAACCCAGCGCGCCAGAACCGCAAAGGTAGACCGGAGCAGCGTCAATACCGGCAGCACCAACACCCGTAAGAACCGGAATGTCATCAATCTCTTTAAAGATGATTCCATCCCACTCTATATCGCCACCTTTGAACAGGATTTCGTTTTGCATCCGTAAAGATACGTCACGCTGTGCATTGGTGATTGTGCTGTCTTCCTTCAAATCACGGAACACCAGCGAAGGCACATACATGGTGTAAAACCTGCGCCCTGATGTGGTTGACGAGATTGGTCGAATTGGCGGGCTTGCACTCAAAGCGATACGCTTCATCAGGCTTGCTCTGCCGGATGTTAACTTATCAGCCGTGTTGTCGATGTTTGCCAAAGACGCGGAATGGTCATTAGAGCTGTTGTTCGACTTGGCTGCACCAAACAAAACACGGTCAGCGTTATCTACCAACCAAGCATCTTTCTGCGTTTCGGTAGCTGTGCCATAAGCAACACCATTGATCGAACCCATCTTTTCGATGATCTGATCGCGGGTGCTTTCATGCGCCCAATTTTTCAGAACCGTTTTGCCTGCTTTACGCAAATTGATAGAGCTAAACTGACTCTCTATCATAGGGATGCGGAAAGCATTACGGCGCTGGTCAACTTCCAGTTTGAAAGAGCGTGAAACAACCTCCTCTTCTGCACCTTCCATTGTCTGTGATCCGGTTTTACCCGCACCCGTCATAGCGTTAACCAATGCAAACGTCAGTGAGTCACCACGGTTGCCTGCCAGGTCTTCTTTAACTTGGATGACGCTGTTTTCACTTGTACCCATTTCGCCCTTAAAGCGATTTTCCTGAAAGTACTCGGTGTCAAAATTGTCATCCCACTGTTGGGGAGTTAACCCCGTTGCTGCTGTTGTATCAGCCATTTAACTATCCACCTTCTCCAATTTTGGAGGTAAGAGGGGCTGGACCTGTCCAATCAGAGCCGCTAAGGCCTTCGGATGGGTCTGCCACTAATGATTTCGGGATGGATTTGCGTCTATCGTCTTTCTCTTTTGCTTTTGCGGCCGCTTCTTCCTCAAGCTCTTTGCGAACATCAGCCCTGATCTTTGCCTTTAACGTGTCAGGATCATCAAGTTCAGCGCGGGCTAATTCAGCCTTGTGAAGCTCAACTGCTTTTTGGTGTATCCGAAGCGGGTGCGTTTTAGAAAACTGTTCAGCAATAAAAGGACTGGCTTTGGCCGCTTCTTCTGCCCACGTAACGGCAGCGGAAACGGTTTCAGCGTCATACTTTTCAATGGCATCAACTTCACCGAGATTAAGAAAATCATTCGTGTTCTTGGTGGCGATGTCATCCTTTATTGACTGAACAAACCCATCCTCATCATCAAATACAGATACGGCGGGTTTCTTTTCTTTAAGCTGGCTTTCTAGTTCAGAGATTCGTGTGTCTCTCTGTTCTAATTTCCCATTCAAATCTTTACGCAATCCAATATGTGCGGACATAGCGACTGTTTCTGCTTCGCTCGGCGGCGGCGAAGCCTCCTTTTCAGGTTCTTTAACGCCCGTTGGCTCGTCTACTACTGGTTCAGGCTGCTCAACAACCGGTTCAGCCTCTGTGGCTGGCGTGGGTTCTGCTGGCGCTGCTTCAGTTGATTCGATCTCACCAAGTTTTGTTGCTAAGTCACTCATGTCTGCTCTCCTAACTCGCCCGAAAACAGTCGGCGGCACTGATCGCCCGAAAACCCGGCGGCGGCATAAAAATCAGGTATAAAAAAACCACCCGAAGGTGGCTTGTTGAAATCTTGTTGGTTGGCGGTTAAATAATCGTTTGCGGTTGTGGGTCAGGGTTATTCATCAGCAGGAAAGTCTCTAGGTTAGTCTGATCTGCCTTCGTCTGGTTCATCATGGCTTTGGATTGATTAACCTCAGTTATTGATTGCTTGTTCTCAGCGTCAACCTGTAGCATCACCTCTTGAATTTGCTGTTGGCGCTGCTGCTCTTGCTGCTGTGCTTGCATGGCCTCTTGCTGTTCGGGCTCAACATCCTTACCTAATATCTTCTCTTTGTTCCGTAGTGATGACATCTCAATAATGCTTTCCCACGGTATGCCGTCCGGGTTGGCTTCGTACAATCTAACCA